AATGGTGATTGGGATTGGGATATGCTTGGTAATGCTTGGGACCCGACTGATTTAGTCGAGTGGGGCTTTACCATGGAGGAGATGCACCTTGAGCAGCTACCTTCTAAAGAAGAAGGTGAAGGCGAAGGTGGAGAGACGGGTAAAAGCTGTACGATGACGATTCATTTTTCCGATGCTACCCACTTACAAGAGGCGGAAAATAGAATAGCTTGCATCGTAGAGGAATTTAAAGGAGCTAGATACAAAGTAAAGGTATAGAGATGGCATTACGAAAAGAACCACAAAAAAAGTTAGTACATACAAAAGGTAGATCACCTGGACCATCCAAAGGGAAGGCAAAGAGAGAGATTGACTGGGACTTGGTCAAAAAGCTGTGCCAAATACAGTGCACACAAGAAGAGATCTGTGCCTTTATTGATATTAGCGAAGATGCCCTACGCGCGGGAGCAAAAGAAATATATGATTTACAACTTAAAGAGCTATTTGCTGATTGGCGATTAGGCGGAAACTGTTCGCTCAGGCGAAAACAATGGCATTTAGCAGACACAAGCGCTGCTGTTGCCATCTTCTTGGGAAAGCAATACCTAGGACAAGATGATGATTACAATTTAAATCATAATGGATCTGTTGTTCAAGTGGTCCATTATGGAGATGGAGAACCTGAGCCATGGAAAGACAAAAATGCCAAAGACTAAATACTGGAACAAGGGAGTCAAAGTGCCCGGGTTTGTTCCAAGACCATACCAGTTTGATTTTCTTCGTGCTATGGACAACGGCCTTAAGCGTGCCGTGTTGGTATGGCATCGGCGTGCTGGTAAAGAAATTGCTTGCTTCAACTGGCTGATCAAGCAGGCATACTGGCACCGTGTGGGGACCTATGTGTATTTCTTTCCAACTAGTACGTTAGGAAGACGTATTCTATGGGATGGGGCTAATAAGGACGGAAAGCGTTTTTTGGATTATATTCCCAAAGAGATTATAGATGGTAATATTAACAATAACGAAATGAAAGTGAGGCTAACCAATGGTTCAGTCATCCAAGTCATCGGCTCTGATCAAATCATCAACGTTGGGATTAACCCTGTTGGGTGCGTCTTCTCCGAGTATAGTCTCCAGGATCCTAAGTGTTGGAACTTCATTCGTCCGATTCTTCGTGAGAATGACGGTTGGGCGGTATTCAACTTCACCCCTCGCGGGAAAAATCACGCCTTTGACCTCTACCTCATGGCAAAGAATAACCCAGAGTGGTTTTGCCAACGCCTTACTATTAACGACACTGGCGTTCTCAGCGATGGCGACATGGATGCCGAGCGAGCCGAGGGTATGTCGGAACACCTCATTCAGCAGGAGTATTACTGCAATTTTGATCAAGGTTCCGAGGGTGCTTATTATGCAAAACTTCTCAACCAGGCAGAATTAGATGGCAGACTTACGGCTGTGCCTTATGACCCAAATTGTAGTGTTGATACTTATTGGGATCTTGGCGTATCAGACGAAACAGTTATACTCCTCGCTCAGAACACAGGTAACCAGATCCACATCATCAATATGTATCGAAATCAGGGGGAAGGACTTAACCATTATGCAAGATGGTTACAGACTGAAGCTGAAAAGTGGGGATACGTATACGGAACACATTACGCCCCTCACGACATACAAGTTCGTGAACTTGGATCAGGAGCACAAACGAGATTGCAAATAGCTAGAGATCTTGGCATCCGCTTTGAGATAGTGCCCAACATATCGATACATGAGGGGATAGAACTGACGCGTGGCATATGGCCTAAACTATGGATAGATTCTGACAAGTGTTCTTTCTTTATTAAGGCTGCGGAAAACTACCATAAATCATATAATGAAAAGTTAAATGTATATAGCGATAAGCCTGTGCACGATTGGTCTTCACATTGTATGGATGCATTTCGTTATCTTGCAGTGTCACAGAATAAAAAGAGCCGAGGTAGAATGACTGAAGAAGAAGCGCGCTTGCTTGAGCAAAGATACTCATTTAAGCATGTGTGAAAATAGAGAAAAGTGTATAAGAATAAAGTATAAGCCCTGAACCACATATTGGGCTAGTAACTACACGCGAGGCGGACTGATCATCCTAAGCTATCCCGCTAGATAGCCCTCGCACCCTTTCCATAGCGGTGGAAAGTAAAAACCGCTTGGGACTGGTGCGATGGCAGACATCTGTAAAAATTATCATAAGGGAGCCGACACCTCGATAGAGGCGTATGCGCAAACCCCTGAAAAGTCACGCTCAAAGATCCGCTATGCAATCCTAGCAAAAATAAAAGAGCTAGGAAATGCTACGTGCGACGAAATCGAGCAACTACTCAACCTATCCCATCAGTGCGCATCTGCACGTATTTCAGAACTTAATAAAGACAATCTCATCGAAGACACTGGTGAGCGTCGTCTCACTCGTTTAGGCCGTAAAGCCAGGGTCTATACTCCTCGGGAGGTGGCGCATGTCTGATTTGGAAATAATCAGAGAGTTCGATACCAAATATAACGAGGCGTATTACGCATGGGATCCTTTCTTTCCTCTCGCTGAGAGAGACCTAAGGTTTTACCTCGGGGATCAGTGGGACGAGAGAGAAAAAAGACAGCTTTTCCAAGAAGGCAGATCCACATTCGTCTTCAATAGAGTTCGTCGAAACATCAATATGATCACGGGATACCAGAGAAAGCATCGGCTTTCCTCTGTGGTATCTCCTGTTGAGAATTCCGACCAGCAGACAGCCGATCAGCTATCTCAATTACTCCTTTACACCATGAATTACGGTGAAGGCTATCGCACAATTAGCGATTGCTTTGGTGGAGCGCTAAAAACAGGCTGGAACCTAGCAAGCATCTGGGTAGATTACCGCGATGACCCTATCAATGGAGACATCAAGTTCGGTAGAGAGCCATATAACGGCTTCATCGTAGACCCCTACTTCACCAAATTAGACTTTTCCGACGCCGCATACATCCTTAGGCGTCGATATCTTAGCGCAGATCATGTCGCATCCCTTCTTCCTGGCCAAGAGAAAGAGGTTTATGCCCTCTATGAGCAAGGTTGGGAGAGAGACGATAAATTCACGTGGCTTCCGTATCAAAGACAGCCAAACGGCCAACAGCTGATGGCCTATTCCGAGATGTACCAACAGAAGTGGAAGAATGTTCCGATGTTGGTCGATATGGAGACGGGAGAAACCACTGAATTTGACGTAGATAACGACCTTCTTCAGACATTCCTCCAAAGATACCCGCAGCTCAAGGTTGTTGACCGTCCAAAGCGCTACATAGAGCAAAACATCATCGTTAATGACCACGTCATGCGTACGGATATCAACCCTTACGGTCTAGACGAGTATCCCTTTGTCCCATTCACTGCGATTTTCGAACCAGAATCCGACCAGTGGGGCCTAAAAGTTCAGTCTCTTACTCGATGCATGGTCGATCCTCAGCGAGAAGCGAACAGACGCCGATCCCAAATGACTGATTTGCTTGATTCCCAGATTAACTCTGGATGGATAGCGAATGAAAACAGCGTCATTAACCCTAGCAGTCTTTTCCAGACTTCTCAGGGCAAAGTGATATGGCGTCGGGAAGACGCGCCTCCTGGTTCGTTGGAGAAAATACCTCCCGCACAGATTCCCCCTTCCATGTTCCAGCTTCAAGAGCTGTATGACCGAGACATGATGGAAATCGCGGGTGTTAATGACGCTGCCTTTGGCCAATCAGACAGTGCGGCAGAGTCTGGAGTCATGATGATGCTTCGACAGGGTGCAGCTCTTGTCAATCTCCAAGAACTCTTCGATAACCTGCGTTTTAGCCAAAAGGCGATGAGCAAGAAGGTTCTTAAGCTTATCCAGCAGTGGAAGCCTGAAAAGGTTGAGCGAATCATCAATCAAACGCCGACACAACAGTTCTACGATGCCGAGTTCACTAAATACGACGTGACTGTTCAAGAGGGAGTGCTCACTGACACACAAAGACAGATGTACTTCCGTCAGCTCGTCGACCTTCGTCAACTTGGAGCGCCTGTATCAGGAGAGATGCTCGCGAAAGCCGCTCCAATCCAAGGAAAGTCCGAGTACATCGAAGAACTCTCGCAGATGGAGCAGCAGCAGGCTCAAGCCCAACAGCAACAACAGCAAATGCAAGAACAAGTGCTCGACTCCCAGAGACAGATGTCTCAGGCGAAGGCTATTTCCGACATTGCGCTTAGCAAAGAACGATTCACAAGGGCCGTGGCCAACATGGGTCTTGAAGATGAAAGGGCCTCCGCAGCAATCGAGAACAGATCAGATTCAGCACTCAAGCGCGCTAAAGCGATGAAAGAGCTGGACTCTATGAGTGACGACCGTCTCTTGAAATACCTGTCCATCGTACGACAGATGGAAGAGGTAGCTCGGATCAAGGAAGAGCAGGTGAAAGAGGACGATGTCAAGCTTTCTGCGCAGGCAAACGAGCCTGAACAGAATGTCCCTGAAGTGGGAGGTCTACTTCAGGAATTACCAGTGAACCAACAACCTGTGGAGGTCCCAAATGGCCAAGTATAAGCAAGGCTACGCAGACCGCAAGGATGAATCACTAGGGATGAGAGACGGTAAGGAGTCTTCTAAGAAGCAATCTTACAAATCTCGCCGTGATGAGTCTTACGGTATGAAGGACATGGGTGTCATGGGTCATGAGAAGAAGCCAATGAAGTGTAATGCGTTCGCAGCGCAGAAAAGCGACATGGGACGTCTTGATCGTGAGCCAGCAGACAACCGTGGATATCCTGAACAGGCTTTCAAATACAAGTATTAGGAGCCTGATATGAAACAAGAGACTGGAGAAACCCGCGACGCAATCATTGAAGACGACGAAAAGGTGATACAGCAAATCGTCGACGCCAACAAGGACCTAAAAGACCCTTATTGGATCGTGCTGTTCGCCAAGCCGGCCAAGGTTAACGTTGAAGGGAAACCCACCTTGATGAAGCACATAAAGCCTTACTTCAAGAAACCCGCCCCTCAGGTCGGGATGATTGTAGCTGAGGTGAACAATCAAAAGGGAACCATCCAATGGGACGTGAATATGCCCCAGCGGCCTTTTGACTTTGATGCTTTAAAAGCAATTGGGGCTGAATCAGCCAATGAGATGGTCGTTGAAACCACCTCTATACCAGGTGCTTACGTAACACAATAGTGCCGCCGACTTAAGGGCGCATAAATAAGGAGCTACACGCGATGAGCGAAGAACCACAAGCAACGGGCGATCAAATGGAGGCCGCCGCTCCTGTAGAAACTAACGAAGCAGATCACCAAGGACAGGGTGAACAGATGAACCGTCAGGTTCCTTTGGACGCCTTGCAATCCGAAAGGGCTGAACGTCAGCGACTACAAGACGAACTCAAGATGGTTAAGGACAATATGTCTTTGATTATGGCGCAGCAACAGCAGCGATCACAACCAGAGGCAAAGGACGAATTCGATGGAGTGTCTAAGGATGATGTTCTGACTTATGGGGATCTTGAAAAGATTCTCTCTAAGAAAGAGCAACAGTACCAGATGAACATTCAAGAACTTCGAATGACTCAAAAATATCCCGATTATCAGGAGACCGTCACTAAGTATTTACCCGAAGTTTTGAAACAGAATCCCGGGTTAAGACAGACCTTGCAGCAGAGTAATGATTACGAACTCGCTTATTACTTAGCTAAGAACAGTGATGCCGCTAAAGGTGCCACTAAAAGCGCGAAGAAGAATGCCGATGCAGAACGCATAGTTCAGAACGCCCAAAGGGCAGGTTCACTTTCGAGTGTTGGGCAAACTTCGCCGATTAACGAAGCTAAGCGATACCGCGATATGAGTGATACAGACTTTAAAGCACAGGTCCAGAAGAACCTAGGATATTTTTAAGGAGATAACAAATGGCTAATGTAACAACAGTTGCAGTGCTACCTCCAGCTGTTCGGGAGTACTATGATCGTCTTTTGTTGATGACTGCTTATCCGCAGCTCATTCATACAAAATTCGCTCAAAAACGAGTACTTCCCGAAAAGATGGGCGACACTATTGTGTTCCGTAGGTATGCACGCCTAGCAACAGTACCTATCCCGCTTTCTGACGGCATCACGCCTCCAGGAGCACCACTATCGGCAACCGACATTAAAGCGCGCGTCGATTTTTATGGTAACTTCGTGACAATCACGAACCAAGTTGAGCTAACAGTAGAAGACAGGGTTCTTAATGAATCCAGCCGTCTGCTTGCGCAAAACTTGGCTCAGACAATGGATGAAGTTACACGTGACGTGTTGGCATCTACAAGCTCAGTCTTGCAGTGTGCTAACGGTGTCAACGGTAACACACCAACAGAACTCACTAAAGCAGACATCGACGCAGCTGTTCAGACTCTTTTGAACAACGACGCTGAGATGATCTCTGAAGTGGTGGTTGGACGTGATGCCTTCGGCACAGCTCCTGTACGACCCGCCTTCTGGGCATACATCGATACGGCTCTTTTGGATGATCTAGAGGCAGTCTCTAACTTCATCCATAGCGCCAACTACCCTAACCAGCAGTCTGTATTGGACGCTGAATGGGGAGCAACTGGCAACGTTCGCTGGCTCTACACTTCCGTTGGAAGCGTAACGGCTGCAAGCCCTGCTGTATACAACAACTTCATCATCGGTAAAGAGGCATACGCAGTCGTACACCTCGGATCTGAAAGTGGTGAGTTCTATGTTGAACCTCTTGGTTCTGCTGGTTCTGCCGATCCATTGCATCAGCGTGGTTCTGTAGGTTGGCAGCATCCATTTGTGGCTAGAATCCTCAACGATGCCTTCATGTTAAATCTTGAAGCAACACATTCATAGGAGGTGAATCATGGCACAAATTAAAAGGTTTGCTTGGACTAATCCAAGCTCAGCAGTAGCAAGAAACCTAGATGTCGGCTTTACGGCGGCTAAGATTGAAATTTTCAACCTTACCACCGCAGCTGCACTAGCGTGGACAGCGGATATGGCTGTTGCGTCCATCTTTAATGTTGGCGTTCCAGCTTACACAACCACTAATGGTGTAACTCCACTAGCTCAAGATGCAGCTTATGGACCAGCTATTAGCGGGTTTACTAATGCATCTCCAGGTGTGATCACTGTGAATGACACAGCCACATTTGGAATTGCGGCAGGTGACACGATCAAAGTTGCTGGCATTGCAGACGATGGCGCTGCTGCTAACAGCTTGAACGGTCAATACACTGTAGCATCTGTGACAGCGACTTCAATCACCCTAAACGAAGCGACTAACTCAGGTTATAGCGCTTATGTTTCAGGTGGATTTGTAACTCGCGTTTCTGATGCTAACGGCGATGCAGTACCTATCGAGAACAAGGCTATTCGCGGTCTTACTCTTGGTACATCAGCGGTCGGAGGAAACTCTGAATCCATGGTTGCAATCGTCTACGGTGAAGAGCCTGTAGTGTAACAAATTGAGGGAGTGGGGAGACCCACTCCTTCTTAAAATTAAGGAGCAATAGCATGGAACAAGCAGTCCAAGAACGAAGTGCAGTAGACATGAAGAAGATGGCACGTCTTCCAATCATCGACCCGTCCAATCCATCAAAGAAGCACTCTGAAAAAGAGGAAAAATGGCTTAGAGAAATGGTGATGTACGAGTTCATGAATATTGAAGAGCCTGGTCTATCGCAGACATTTTCTTATGGATGCGCTGGCAATGTAATGAAATTTGAGTTCCACCATGGTCATAAGTACAGGGTGCCTCGATTCATTGCTCGTCACGTCGATTCTCGATCCACTCCAATGTGGTCATGGAGACCTGACGGAAAAGGCAGCATTCAGAAAGAGCAAGTAGGACGAAAGAGTCGCTTCCAGATGCGTGAAGTGTACGAATAACGTCTAAAACGAGGTAATGATGGCACAATGGACCCTAGCAGAGATTCGGCAGAAAGTTCGCCAGGTAACTGGCAGATACTCCCCACAGGAGTTGTCTAACGAACAGCTGGACGAATACATTAACAAGTACTTCCAGTATACCTTTCCTGCGGAGTTAAAGCTTGAGAGGTTCCATACCTACTATGAGTTTCTGACTTTAGCTAATCAGAAGGACTACACTTTGCCGGACGGTTTCGTGAATTTCGAGCCGCCAGCGACAGTGGACCGTCTATCTGTGCTTTGGTACCAGGAGCCATCATCCTTTTATGAAAACAATCCAGAGAATATAGGTCGCCAGTCACTGGGTACTGGAGACGCTGCGACTGTCGCCTTTAACGGAACGGCTGGGAACTTTCCCTTACTTCCAGGGCAGACAGTGGTAACCGATGGTGTTGAGACTTTCCAAGACACAAGTACCGCCTATACTACTGCCAATGTTTCCTTAACAGGAAGTCTAGGTGGCACGGGAACATTGAATATGTCAACAGGTGTAGTCAGTGTGTCATTTGCGACAGCACCGGCAGACGGGGCAAATATTGCCTACTCCTACATTCAATTCCAAGCAGGAAGACCGACGGCTGTTCTACTTTACAACAACCAGTTCACATTCTTTCCGGTCCCGGACACAGCCTATAGATTCAGAGCTAAAGCATACGCCAACACTCTGGTAACTACAGCATCAGGGACAAACGCAGCACTCTTTTCGAATGCCACCGATAGACCATTACTTGATGAGTGGGGACCTTGCATAGCTTATGGAACGTCGAGAGATTTACACGCTGATTATGGCGAAATGGACGCTTACGGAGACGTTACAGCGCTCTATAAGGAACAACTAGCTTACGTGTTGAAACGCACTAACAATAATCTACTTAACACGAGAGCACAACCAAACTTCTAGGAGATACCATGGCTTGGGACAAGACACTTCCGAACAATACGACAAAGATAAGGAATTATCCGACCGTTCTTACGGCAAACTTTGCCGCTGTTGAAGAAGGTCAGACTTCCTTGCAGTATTGGAAATCAAATTACATAGAAAGGAACGTGATTCCTTCAGCGCCATCGGTTGATCCCGCAAGAATAGACGATGTGATGCAGGTCTATTCCAAGCAGAATGCGGATGGAGAGACCGATCTTTATGTCATCGATGATAGAGCCAGTGCTAACGTCATCGAACTGACTGAAAACGGCCGATTAGGTGGAAGAAGTCAAGATATTGTCTTCAATGATGCTTACTACGGCACAGATACTCTAGCTCGCGGTATGTGGGCGGTACCGACAATTGTTGGGAGTATTAACTCTTCCGGAGGAGTGGAAGCGTGGAGTGAAGGAATCGCATCTACGTCAGTAGTCTCGAGCCGCAGAAGAGTTACATTTGATGCAAGTCGAATCACCAACACGAACTACGTTGTTCAGGTTACTCCCACTACAGGTGGAAACACTAGGATAGCTACTTGGGTCAATAAAACGACCGGCTATGTAGACATCCGGATAACAAATCAAAATAACACAGATGCTCTAGTTGCATTCGATATCGTGATCTGGGGAGGAAGATAGTGCAACCTTATCAGCCGTTTTTGATAGCACCTTTCAAGACTGGTTTGGACACGGACCAAGAGCCGTGGCTATTACCGGTTGACGCCTTCACAGAAATCGAAAACGGCCATATCCATCACGGTTACATCGAAAAACGCTCTGGGTATCGTTTTTTAGCGGAGATGGTCCATGGACAAGCTATTAGTGCAGCCACAAACGCAGATCCTGCGGTCTTTACGATTGCTTCTACTGCTGCTTTTACTTCTGGTGACAGTGTCACGTTGCAGTACTTGGCCGGAGGAAGCTGGGCAAACCTCAACGGTCAGATCTACACGATCACGGTACTGAGTGGAACAACCTTTTCGTTAACAGACTCAACGGGAACCGCAGTAGATGGGACAGCGTTAGGAGCCTATACGGCGAGTTCAGGGCGCCTAGGTTCCTTCGAAGACCTTAGAATCATGGGTATTTTCCGTTACATCGGAAGCGACAATACACGTGAAACTCTAGTTGCCGATACTCAGAGGATCTGCCTATATAACAGTGCAACGAACCTTCTTGATCCGTTAGATCTATTTGATCTTACGTCAACTCTTCAAACGAATTCAGATGTATTTAGCTCATCTAACACGGACTATATCTGGTCTGCCAACTGGCAACATGCTGGAAGTGTGAATAGAGTTTATATCACTAATGGTAAGGCTTATCAGACAGGAACACCAGGAACTGATGGAATCGTCTATTATGATGCTCAGAATCCTCGAGTTGAGCAATTCCAGCCGGCACTAAACGGAACGGATGACCTATATGGTTGCAAACTCATCTTCAGTATTCGTCAAAGGCTCCTTTGTCTTCACACGTTTGAATTTGACAGTGCTACGACAAACACCTTCCCTCAACGGGCTAGATGGTGTGCGGCGCAAGATCCTTCAAACTGGGATGATTCTGTCGCTGGCGGTGGTGGTTTTGTGGATGCTCCAACAGGAGAGCAGATTATCAGTGCGCGTCAGCTACAAGACATCATTATTGTACACTTCACAGATTCTGTGTGGACCCTTCGACCTGTTCCGGATCCAGCCCTTCCCTTTAGATGGGATAAAATCAACGATTTCAGAGCCTGCGATGGGAAAATGGCAAGTGTTGGTTTTGACCGCTACTCAGTTGGCGTTGGAGTGAGAGGGATTACAGCTACGGATGGGGTTGAAACACGTCGAGTCGATGACAGGATTGAAGATTTCGTTGATGATGACATCAATGACAGTCAGTTCGAAAAAGTTTTCGTCGCTCGTAGTTATTCAAACAGGCGTACATGGTTTCTTTACCCAACTGGTGAAAGTGACGACGCAGATGCCGCTCTAATATTTGACGATGAATCTGGAGCCTACTCCAAATATCTCATCAACATGAACGTTTTAGGTTATGGAAATGTGTCACAAGACCTAGCAGCTCAAGATTTCATCGCAGCCAATGATCTCGATGTGTCAGCAGCTGATTTAAACGATGAAACCGCCTTAAGTTACTTTTGGTCTCAGGCAGCAGAGCTATTTTTAGGTGGGGACCGAGAAGGACGTGTTTACATCCTTGAAACGGTAAATACAGACGATGGAACAGCTGTTCCGTTCTCGATGACAAGTGCTGCATGGAATCCATTTAAAGACCAAGGCGTTGAAGCACAGCTTGGATACATCGATTTCTTCCTCGATTCAGATCAACGAACTAAGTTCGACGTTTTATTCTACAAGAACAACGAAGAAGATCCGTATGTAACCCAGGCTATGGATGCACTTCCGAATTTAAACTTCCGGTCTGTCGTCGCAGATATAGTCATCAACGCGGACCCTACCACAGGGTTTACGGTCACCTCAAACTCTCATGGTCTTGTCAATGACGATACCTTCTATTTTTATGGAATAGAGGGAGCTAATTGGCTAAACGATAGAGAATGGACCGTCGGTGCGGCAGTGACAGAAAACTCATTCAATGTCGACACAGATATTACAAGTTTTGGGGCTGCTATCACTGGGATCACGCAGGCAAATCCAGCGGTGGTGACTGCTGCAAACCATGATTTCAGTAATGGAGATAAGATTTATATCACAGCGGTTGTCGGCATGGTCCAGGTGAATAATCTTGCATTTACCGTAGCGAACGTGACGACCAACACATTTGAACTCCAAGGGATCGACTCTTCAGCCTACACGGCCTATAGCTCTGGTGGATACGCCCATAAAGATTACCTCTCCGGCGGGCAGATATGCGAAAGAAAATTCTTCCGAACAAAGGTTTGGAAGCGGGCCTATGCAGGAGCTATTGGATACCAGCATAAGATGGGAATAACTAGCGAAGGTGAAAATCAACCAGTCAAAATCCATGGAGTGAAGTTATGGATGAAGCCCAGAGGTAGGAGGACACTAGGATGACGGTACCTACCAACTGGAACTTTCCACTTCATGCTGAGCGCATTCTCTCTGAAGAGCATTCGGAACAAGAGAAGCATTGGAGAGAGTTTATCTTCTCTGTCCAGCGCATGTATGAAGAGTTAGCACAAGGGATAAATGGTGACATTAGAGCCAATGCACTTGAACCAGACAGGCAGTGGACTCCAGTTCTTCAAGGAGCTGGCACCTCCGGAACCTTCACCTATGACCATCAGGTTGGATGGGTGTTTAGACAGGGAATCTTTGTAGATGCCTGGTTTGATGTTAAGTGGACAGCGGCAGGAACAGCCGCAGGTAATTTATATGTAGAACTTCCATATATAGCTGCTGTAAGCAGTCAAAAACCATTCGTTGGAGTGGTGCAGCCTTCCGGTATCACATATACCGGAGGCACCGAGATCGTGGTTAATGCTATTCCTGACACATACAGGGGTGAATTCTGGAACACAGGTACAGGATTTACCACAGCAAACCAGGCTGTCGTCGCATCAGGTCAGCTGATTGGGCACATAAGATACATAGGACAAGCAGATGAGTAAAAAATACGAGCTAGACGAGTTGAGATGGGTAAGACTATTCAGCCCAGTGCATATACCGGCCTACTTGGTAGAGCAGGTACGAGACAGAGACTATGAAGTTGAAGACTTCTTCAAGTATCAAGAAATTAACTGCTTGATACAAGGGAAAGAGGGACCAACTTTGAATCCATTTAACCATCTTTATGCGTTAGTGGACCCAGACAATATAGTCAAAGGTTTTTTATGGTTTGTGATAGACTCACTATCAAAGGAAATGATCATCAATACCTTCAGTATGGACAAGTCCTACTGGGGTCAAGGAGAAGCTGTGAAAAGGCTAAGTGATCATGTAAAAGAAATCATGAAAAAGTTAAAAGTAAAGAAAAGTTATTGGTTAACAAACTACCCAAAACACAGTGAACGCCACGGCTTTAAGCGATCTAGAAGTGTTTTGATGGAATATACGGAGGTACCCGATGGGAAAAACACTGATGGGGGGGAGCACCCACAAGGGCAACGTGAGCATGTTGACTCCAGAGCAGCAACAGCTCTACAGCCAAGCTCTAGGTCAGCTGGGGCCTAATTTTCTTGGTGGCCTCGGACAGTTTATGCAGCCTCAAGGGGTTGAGGATTACCAAGAAGTGTTTCAACAGTCCTATGTTGACCCAGCTATGCAAGCGCTTAATCAGCAGATATTGCCTAGCATCCAGCAAAGATTCACGGATGCAAATGCCGGATCATCCTCAGCGTTGAATCAAGCTCTGGCACAAAGTGCGACTGATCTCTCTACATCGATTGGGTCTCAGTTTGGACAGTTCATGCAAGGACAACAAGGTAATCAGCTACAGGCACTGTCACAATTCCTCCCTCTACTGACAGGACAGACCTTTAGCCCAATGATTCAACAACAGCAAGGGATCCTTGGTCCGCTAATTAGCGCAGGGGGTCAGATTGGAGCTGCTGCTGCGATGTCATCTAAGCATGTGAAGGAGAACATCAAAGACTACAAGAAAGGTCTTGAGGCTCTCAAAGATTTAACAGTGAAGCAATATGACTACATCGAAGACGTTGGCGGCGAGAAGGATAAGGTAGGGCTTATAGCCGAGGATGTCCCTGAAGAATTAACATCTAAGAAAGATGGGATTTTACATGTCGACCTTTATGGAGTCATGGGGCTAATGATTAACTCGATCAAGATGCTAGATAAGCGACTTGAGAAACTCGAGGAGAAAAAATAATGCCAGCACCAATTATCCTTCAAGATCAGTCAGGCTTAGCACAAGGAATCTCAGGAGCAGGAAGCGCTTTGGCGCAAGCTCTTCAGTTCCGTAATCAGCAAGCACAGAAGCAGCAGGGTCTTTCAGCGTTTAACGAAGGATTATCGGCCGCGGGTAACGATCCACAAGCTATTATGTCGGCATATCAGCAAGCTTTGTCTTCTGGTGCAGATCCCCAACAGCTTCAGATGATGCAAGGTGCATACCAGCAAGCAAAACAGCAGAACGCCTTCCAATCAGCGTTTGACCAGGCGATTAACGCAGGTGGCCTCACAAGTCCAGAAGGACAAGAAGCATTCCTTATGGAATATTCGAAGTCTGGAGGAGATCCGTTCAAGGCTATGCAGCTTTTCAAGAAGGATGCAAAAGGGGAGACCACGTTCGATAAGAAGCTCAATGAGTTCAAAGCAAACGCAGTCATCAGCTACCTTCAGGGTGGTGACGATGCTTCCAATACCTTGACTGAGAATCTCGATTATCTTCAAGAGAACGCAGAGAACGTCGGTCGAGCAAAGGGTCTAGTCTCAGGAGAGTTCTTATGGAACAGCGCAGATTTCACAGAGTATAGAAACCGAGGTAACCTGGTTCTTGATGGAGTCATCAAAGTCTTTAACAAAGCCGGTGTTCTTCCACAGAAGAAACTCGAGTGGATTAGAGAGACATTTGCGATCTCACCATGGGATACTCAAGAGCAGATTCGCGGTAAAGTTCAATCTCTTAGAACTCTTGCCAAAGACGCAAGTCAGTTTAACACGGGACTTGGTTCATTGATCGATCAGTATGGAGAGAATATACCAACATCGGAGTTCTTAAAGCTTCAAAAGAACATGGACAAGTCATTAGACCGGTTTAACCAGCAGATCGAATCTCCCCAAAAGGAACAGGTAGTCGAGAAACTGTCGACTAAAGGTTACAAAAAAGGAGATATGGCGACGGATTCCGAGACGGGACAAAAACTAATATTTAACGGAACCCGTTGGGTGAAAAAGAAATAGGATAGCTATGCCATTTATCATCACACGAGCAGAAGAAGAGGAAGAGGAAGTTGTCGAAGCGCAACCAAAGAAAGGTTTCGTTGTACAACCACGCGAAGAAGTTGAAGACACATCTTTTAGCTTCATGAAAGATATCCTCGGGCCAGCCAAAGAGTTTGGAGTGGGAGCTTTAAACCTTGGAATACAAGCATTCGGTGGTGGTGAGGGTTCGCCTATGGCTATGGAAGAAAAGTTCCGTATGCAGCAAAAACAGGCGCAATATGACCAGGCAGCTCAAGCAATGGCACAGCAAGGAGCATCCGAGGAAGTAATCAAAGAGCAGCTAGGTAATCGTCCTGATCTACTCACTATCTCTGAATTTATCGACGAATCAACCGGCGGTGCGCTACTCCCAGAGAATGCAAGACAAAGAATGACGCAGAAAGGAGCGAGTGAAGCTGGAGAATTTGTAGCAGCTGAAGCGATTTTCCCTGGAGGTTCATCTTTGAAGTCTCTGGCTAAGTGGGCAGGAATTGGGGGTTTGTTTGGTCTTGGAGAGCAGGTAGCTGAAGAGGCTGGAGGAGAAGAAGGATCTCAACTAGCTACAGGATTAACGTTTGCCGCAGCACCATTCCTCTTGAAAAAAGGATTCAGTGGTCTTAAAAACGCTATGGAATGGGGAAGAGGTCTTCTAAAAAGCCCGAAATTAGAGGGTATACCTTCATTTCTAACAGAAGTTGGCACTCCAAAAGCATTGGCAGAGCTTGAACTGTCCAGCAAAAACCTTGCAGGCCGCGTCGCTCAGACCAGTGAAGAGATGCTCAGCAAGTTTGAAGAGCAAGTAGGCAAAGTAGCTGAACCATCTTTTAAAGATGTAGGTACATTCAGAGCCGCGGACGTAGAAAAAGAGATCATCAAAGCTAACCAAAAAGCGATCCTTGACACCATAAGTCCTGCATCCGAGACACAGAAGAAATCGTGGGAAGGACTACAGAACTTTGTAGAAGAAAATTTTAAGGCATCGAAAGAGGCATATTCGAAGCTTTATGAAGTCGTAGAGCAGGCATCAAAAGAGCTTCCAGTCATACCAAAGAACACATTTGAAGCAGCATCAAAAGTGTTCAACGACCTAGAGCGAAGCATCATCAAAGCACCCGAAGAAGGGGGTGTAAAAAAAGCACTCGAACAGGTGGTCAATACCCTAAAGCCAATGGCGGAAGGAAATCTTGTAGAGATACCACTCGAACAGCTTATGGCTGGAAAAAGAAGTATCAACAGACTTCTAGAGCGTAGCGATATCATCCCAGCACCTATTGACTTGCTAAAACCAGTCTCACGAGCAATGAAGCTTGATACTCTAGCGGCATTAGAGGCTAGACCAAGCGTAAAACGAGCATTCGAAGCGGCTGAAGAGACATTTATGAAGGCGCAGGAGACATTTAACAATGATGCAATGGTTAAGATGCGTAAAAGTGAGACTCCTGAGAAGCTTACATCAATGTTTAGTGAGCCTAGCAATCTGGAGAGACTCAAAAAGGCGTCCGGAGAGAATAAACAAGTGGAAAACTTCATCGACCGACTCGTCGTGGAGAATATCGCATCAAAAAACAAGGCCACTGCTCAAGAAATGGCTAGAGAAAGCCGTGAGTATCTTGGTAAAAAGGGAAAGGAAGCACTAGACACAATTTTAGAGTATGGAGATACCCTTGCTAGTCCAGGTCAGCAGTCATTAGCTCGAGGAAGAGTACTTGAAGACTTGCAGAAAGCGTTTGACGTAGGCTCTAGGCCAAAAGCTACTCTTGACATGATGAAGAATAAGGTTGGATACGATCTTGTCAAAGACACACTCAATAGAAGCCCTAGAGGAAAGAAGATGTGGAAGAGTCTTCAGCGTATGACGTTTGAAGATATGGTGTCCTCCGTCATCGGAAAAGACAAACAGATCGACTTCGAGAAAGCAAAAGACATCCTTTCAGATCCCCACTTAAAATCTGTGGTTAAAGAGGCTCTCGGTGAAGAAGGTTTACGATTCTTCAGTCAGATTGAACAGTATGGAAAGAACATTTCCCAGAACTTACAACGTTTTGCCAGCCAAGACATGAACCTATTCGAGAAGATCAGTGAAAATTACCTCGATAAAGGGTTGAAATATGGTCTTTACGCTATGGCACCCGGAACCTTTGGAAAGAGTTTGCTTCCAATTTTGGGAGTAGAAATTGGAAAACGAGCGAGAAGGGCACGTTTATTTAAAATGTTGGAGAACCCCCAATCAAGAAAGGTAATTAAAGAGATGAGCGCCAAGAACATTTCTCCTAAGAGAATGGCAACTCTCTTGAAACAGCTTTCTAAGGTGGCAGGAGATTCATCGGAAGAAGAATAGGTCTCCTATGTTAGGAGCCGAAACAAATTAACAGTAACACTAAATTGTGTTATACAAAACTTAGTTTAACATAGGAGTTTATCATGTCGGACAGAAACCCGCTAGCATATACCGGACGAGTGTCCGGCAGCACTAAAGTTCAAGGTGATGTGCAGTTTAACGCATCCCAGTTCACCGTAACAGATGGAGTTGTTCAACTCGCTGGAGGTGGCATCGGAATGGATACAGCGACCTCAGACAGTGGAAGCGCAACACCTACAGCAGCAGGTGTTATCACGTTTGCTGGTGGAGAGGGAATCGATACTTCAGCTACAGCAAATACCCTTACGATTGCAGGAGAGGACGCAAGCTCATCTAATAAAGGTGTAGCAAGCTTCGCAGCAAACGATTTCACCGTGACAGCAGGTGCAGTAGCCCTGAATGAGGGCATTATGAACTATTCCACGGTTTCAATGACTGCCACCCAAGTAAAAGCTCTAGCGACTACTCCCATCGAGCTTGTTGCCGCTCCAGGAGCTGGCAAGATGATTAAGTTCATGGGAGCATCTCTAAAGCTTGTTTACGGAGGTACTAACGTATTTACTGAGTCCGGTGACAACCTAGGGATTAAGTATACCAATGCAGCAGGTGTACAGGTTTCAAACACCATTGAAAGCACTGGGTTCATTGACCAAGCGGCAAGCACCTACACGAATGCAGAACCTGCAACCGATGCGATTGTAGCGGCCTCCGCAGCTGAAAACGCAGCACTTGTTCTTGATAACCTCAATAACAACATAGCTGGAAACGCAGCGGACGACAACACGCTTGAAGTCAGCGTAGCATACAGAGTAGTAGAAATTTAATGGATGGGGACCTTGTGTCCCCTCCCTTATACAAGGAGAAAATAAATGGCTTCAGGAGCAAAACCAAATCAGGCGACGTGGAGTGAGTGGGACTTCCCCTTACGGGTTGCAGCCAATCGTATTCCATTTATGGCCGGAGAAGCGAAATATGGATTTAATCCGGCTGTTATAGATGCAACGGAAGATATCTGGAGTAATGGCGGTGTTTTGTCTTGGTTAAGCTCAGCTGAAACGATGAATATTGCTTCTTCAAGTGGAGATGACAAGGGTACACCCACAGCAGGTACCGGAGCTAGAACCATTAATATTTTTGGATTGGATGCAAATTACAAAGAAATATCTGAGACAGTCACCCTAAACGGAATGTCAGATGTAGAAACAACCAATGCGTTTCTTCGAGTCAACAGAATGAGAGTAGTGACGGTGGGTTCAGGTGGGGTGAATGCTGGAGCAATAACGGCTACAGCGTCGTCCGCAGCTACAGTACAAGCATCAATGCCCGCATCGACCGGAGCAACGTTTAAGAGTCAATATACTGTCCCAGATGGATTCTATGCATTTGTAAGGTCAATCAACTATGGTGCATTGAATAACGACCAAGTACAGTTCGATTTTCAAACACGAAACGAAGATGAATCATGGGTGACACGAGACAGGATCAATACTGTAGAGAGTTTTATCCCTCAACCCTTTGAGGTCCCACTCGTTATTTCACCTCATGCCGATGTGAGAGTTCAAGGCATTAGAGCTACGGGAAGTGGAACACTTCAACTCTCAACTCGGTACGAGATGAATTTGATTAGAGAGGAATACGTAAACACTAACAGTATAATTGTTAGTGAGTTGTAAGGAGCACTCATGAGTATAGCAAGCCCAAGAATGAACCGGCCATTAAAGTTCGGTGAAAAAGATAGACGTGAATTTATCGTTCAGAATTCTGAGGTTGCCTTGAGGGCCGAAAACGATGCGAGTGGAAACCCCATTTACATCGGTCGAGCTAAGATAGGTACCCTTGATGGTGAAGTAAAGTGGCAGATTCAGTTTCTTGCATGGGATGCAAACAACAGCATCACATCTGTCACCTGGCCACAAAATTCTGATGGTAATGCAAGCGCAGAATATGAATTTGAATGGGATGAGCGTGCATCCTACACGTATTCGTAAAGGGAGAAACAAATGCCATTTAAATATAACCCTTACTCCGGAGAACTAGACTGGGTCTTAGGTCCTGGAAGTGGTACAGCTACAATAGAGTTTTCCACCGATTCAGGTACAGCAAACCCAACCGGTGCAGGTGTTATAACTTTAGCTGGTGGTACAGGAATAAACACATCAGGTGCGGCTAATATAGTAACTATTAATTTAGATGACCCTGTTATAGTCGACAACGGTGGCACGGGAAGAACAAGCTTAACCGATGGCGCGGTACTCGTCGGAGACGGTACCAATGCAGTAGAGCAAATTGGTCCTTTGACCGATGGCCAGCTGTTGATAGGGGATACCGCTGGAGTCTCTCCCGCTGCTGCTACTTTAACGGCCGGAGCAAACATAACGATCACCAACGGTGCGGGTTCCATTGAGATTGCCGCAAATGCCGGTGGAGATATGACAGTTACGGCGCTAGACGATACCGATTCTCCATACACAGTTCTTGGAACCGACGAATATCTCAGCTGTGATGTCTCAGGGGGAACATTAACGATTGAACTTGAGAACGCACCCTCTACAGGTCGAGTAGTAAAAATAAAAGACGCCGGTGGTGACGCCGCAACAAACAACATTTCCGTGACGACAGCAGGTGGTGTAGTGACCATTGATGGTTCAACGACCTACACGATGAACACCAATTATCAAGCCATCTCGGTGCTATTTAACGGAACAAGTTATGAGGTATTCTAATGGCATATAAGCAACCATCGGCAATTTCCGTCGCTGAAGGCGGAACAGGGGCTACCACACTCACAGATGGAGGTATTCTCCTCGGTTCTGGCACAGGTGCTATTACCGTAACCTCTCAGCCAACAAACGGCCAGATACTCATAGGTTCTACCGGTGTAGATCCTGTGTTAGGTAGCATCACCCAGCCAGCAGCGGGAATAACAGTCACGGGTGGCGCGGGAAGCATCACACTAGCTCTTGCCGATGATCTAGCAGCTGTAGAAGGGTTGGCAACAGCCGGAATGGTGGCTCGAACAGCGGCCGACACCTGGACAACACGGACAATCACGGCTGGAACGGGAGTGTCAGTAGCAGACGGAGACGGCGTATCTGGCAACCCAACGATTTCAGCTGCAACATCCGTGCCAAATTCATTCCCAACAGATTCAGGAACTGCGACTCCTTCAGGAAATGCGTTAACAGTTGCAGGTGGTACCGGAGTCAATACATCTGGATCAGGTTCAACCGTCACCGTTAACATAGACAGCCCTGTAACGGTAGCAAATGGGGGCACTGGAGCTACTACACTAACAGACCACGGAATCCTCGTAGGAAGCGGCACAAGCACTGTAACACCCCTTGGTGCGGCTACTAATGGACAACTTCCGATCGGATCAACAGGAGCAGACCCCTCATTAGCAACTTTGACGGAAGGGTCTGGTATAACCATAACGAATGGTGCCGGTTCTATTACCGTTGAAGCCGATGCTCAAACAATTGTCACCACATTCACATCTTCCGGAACATGGACAAAAGATTCCCGAACCAAAGCAGCTCGTATCATTGGATGGGGAGGCGGCGGCGGCGGCGGTTCAGGGCGAACACGTGGAGACCCCGTTGTAAGACCAGGCGGCGGAGGCGGCGCTTGCCAAGGTATTTTCGATATTCATTGTCCTGGTGCGTGGCTTGGTAGCTCAGAAACGGTGACAATTGGAGCGGGAGGAGCTGGTGGGGCGCCATCTGCGGCTCCAAATAATGGAAATAATGGAACAGCCGGAGGCGTTACTTCATTTGGAAACTTAAGTACGTATAACGCTGGTGGTTCATCTTTTGGAACTGGTGGTACATCTGCTGGGTCTTCCGGTGCAGATGCTCCATATGTGGTAACTAATGGAAATGGTTTCCAGGTCCCGGGTGCTGGAGGTGGCGCTCCCACATCTGGAGTAGGTGTAGATGGAGGAGACTCCCCAAGTTCATCAGGAGTGGGACTAGGATATGCCGGTGGAGGAGCTGGTGGCGGTGGTAGTGTAACTGGTGGTGGTACGGGAGCTAATGGTGGTCGAGGTGGTAATATCAGAACATGGGCAGCCAGTCCATCCACAATACTAGCTGGTGGAACGGCAGGAACATCGGGAGCAGTACCTGGAGCAGGTAATGCGGCATCTACTGTCACATCAGGCGGCTTGTTTATGACAGGTACAGGAGGCGGAGGATCTTATGGAAAGATTGGTTCACCCGACACTGGAGGCGCAGGGGGTGCTCCTGGAGGTGGCGGAGGTGGCGGAGGTGGCGGATCGTCAGCTTCTGGTCGAGGTGGCGCTGGAGCCGATGGTCAAGTCATTGTTATTGAATATTTATAAGGAGAAACCATGCGATACGCACTAATCAATAAAGAGACAAAACTCGTTGAAAATGTCATTATGTGGGATGGGGACGAGACAAATTGGAAGTGTCCAGAGACACATATGTGTGTGGAGTCTCTAGATGCTGGGATTAACGACGAGTATGACGAACAGGAAAATGACTTCCGTCGAAAACTCAGCAACTTGAAACCTAAAACCACAGAGCAAGACAGGCAAGAGATGGAATCTTACTTTCAGGCGAAGAAAGCCGAAATGAAAAGCGGTCTCCTCTTTGAAAATCCTACAGGTGAGTTAGAGGTGTAAGATGTTTGAAGAAAAAGACCCAGCAGATGACAGGGACGAATTCGATAGACGTCTCAAAAGTATTTTTGATCAGGATATGTATTCACAGGAATTCATAGTGACAGCATTAAAAGCTTTATTAATTAATGATCAAGATGAAATTACAAAATGTAAAGAAAAAGCAGAAGCATCCAATTCTAAAATTAAGATGTATTTAGACGAGTGGGATGCGGCAAAAGATAAGAAAACCAAAGAGCAAGTGGTCTCAAGTGTGAGGAATGACTAATGGTTAGATTTGGCGTCCCAGGGCAGAACGTAGATTCATTATCATATGCGGATAGCAGACTCTCAACGGTCCCTGTAGTTCATGCACCCAGGCGCCCAACTGTTACCGATAAGAAATTCCCCATGTGGTGTGAATGGCGCACCAATAAAGAATCGCAGTCTCCAGTCACAGAAGGTGAGTTTTGGAAGCTTATTAGGTTTGAATCAAACGGTGATGCCACCTGGGTTAGAGTTGACATCAGCGGAACCTCACCAGGAATAGATGACATAAGAGATCAGGTTGACGCAGCGGTAGGACCAGACGCCTCAGGAAACATCGATATAGATGGCAACGCAGTCAATAATGGAGCAAATCCATCAGGAATCCCGTTAGAATCAGTAGCCGACACAGGGACAAACACACTCGATATAAACCTTCAGGTAGCTACAGCAAGAACGGGAGCACCAGGCGATAAAAACGATGCTGGTATATGTAGTTTTGATGACACAGCATTTGTTGTTGATGGAGATGGATATGTGACTTTAGCTGGTGGAGCAGGACCTGCGGTAGACTCTGTAGATGTGGATTTCAATACAGGACCAGGAACAGACCCGGTCGTTCCAGACGCTAATGGACTAATGGCTGTTTTTGGAAACACAGTAACCAACGCGACAAACGCAAACGCTCCCGTAGCAACACACTCAAGAGCCGCAAATCAGTATCAAGTCGATGTCCAACTAGGAGCTGCGATCGCAGCGTCCCCAGCTGACCCGTACGATGCAGGGTTGATCTCAGGAGATAATCGCTATTTCTCAGTTGATGGTAACGGATTTATGTCGATCACGGACGTTCTTCTCCAGATGCCAGTTGGAACAACGTACAACATCGGAATCAATTATTCCTCACCGACGTTCAAGGTTACGAGTTCTGATGGAACAGCTCTTTCAGCGACAAACCCAGGTTATGTGGTTCTTCCTAGCACATCAAGCGCTGGGTATAAAGTAGTCCATGAAATCACATCCGATATTTCCTTTGACGATGACAGCGGAACTTCAGATTTAACAGGAAACACCTGGGGTACAACAACCACGGTAGCATGGAATAGCGCAATGCCCATGTTTATCTATGCGGTAGCTGAAGATGCGAATGCAAGTGCTACTTTCATGATATCGAGAGTCCCTCACAGAACAACAGCTCCAGCGTCAGGGAATATCGCTAAATCTGGAAGTGCAGTAGCATCCACACAAGGCTCTTTCTTTGCGATAGATAGTGGGGTTACTGTAACAGCGTTCGATGGAAACCCGTGTATAGTAGTTGGTTCGTTTAGAATAACTAAAAACGATGCTGCAAATGACGACTGGACTGTAACAGCTCTTACAGCGCAAGACGGGATTGGTAGGTTCCAGGAAGAAGTAACGTTTTCCCTTCCAGCGGATCAGAACGGAGCTTCCTCGGCCAATTTATCTTCATCAGTAGGTGGAGACACAATCCCTACATTTAATAACACTGCCGCGTCTTACAAGATTGCGAGAAATGGATTGTGTGAGCATTTCTGGAACTACAATAACATTAGTAGCGGTGGTTCAGGAACCGGCATTCTCAGAATACATATACCGTTCACAAATTCATATAGTGTGAGCTGGGCAAATCCAGCGGGAAATATGATATTCCTTAACCAAGCTGGTGGAACCTGGACAACGTTAGTTCCACGAATTTACAATACGTTGCTCTATTTTGAAGTGGTATTCAGTGGAACAGGGACAGCAAAACTCACACCAGGTGGTCTCACCACTGATAAAAATCAAGGTTCGTTTAATGTGACGTACAGGGTGAACACAGGATAATGAAAGAATTTTTCATAAAATATAGGAAGTATGTTATGAGATTATGTATAGCAATGATCCTGATGGGGGGATTGGTAGGTGGCTGTAGCTATCTCAATCAGAAGCTCGGATTGCGTGATGATAATATAATAGAAGAAGCAATCGAGAACAAAATTGAAGATCATACAGGGTTGAACATCGACCTATCGCCGGATTCAGAGGAAAGCTAAATCCAGTTGTTTTTCATGGACTCCTCCTTTTGTTTAGGTTAGTTGGGAGAGGACTTCGGTTCTCTCCTTTTTCCTTGCAGGCAATGTAAGAAAATCTTACATATAAAATATGTTTGAATTCATCATTGCATTGCTTCTATTTGGAAAAGGGGACGTCAATGACAATTGGCACGTCTATGCCGGTCAAGACCCTAGAAACCACAAGGTAGCTCCCGTAGTAGCTCCCGTAGTAGCGATCGAATATACCCAGAGGTTCTAATGGAGCCATCGGTCGGAGTTACAGTCAAATGTGAAAGCAACTGCTTTCAGTGGTGTCCTAGGAAATGTAAGAGTTCTTGCTGTTCTGTAGAAAAAGAGTCGGATGACGAGGTGATCAAAAGCGCGGATAAGGTCGCAAATGTTGCATTAAAAGAACAAAATAAACATGATGGAAATCAAACTAAATGTTGTGTTTTATTGTAAACTAATTAATTAATGCAACATAAGCTATATTATCAGACCATTTAAGACAAAATAACCTTCAACTATTTATAAATTGTAAAACAGCCGACGGCTCGCGTGATGGTTCATCCGGAAGTGGCATCAAATGGGTAACGTATCCATACTTCGGATCAATCTTGTCTCCATCCTTATCATCGAACCAGTCATCCCCAATACGTGATGCAATCTGAGTGTTGTACATCTTAACATTATCTCGATGATCCCACTTACAGACTAATACATAAGTATCCTGAGGTGGCTTTCTCTTTTGAATTTCTATCCATTCCATAATTTAATTCTTTATCCAGGGTTCATCACCTGGTTTAGAGACGTTAGCCTTATCTTTTTCCCATTGTCCCATGCGAAAGCGCGCGATAATACGCTCGCACGCTTCAAACTGACCGTCCGTCAGTGATCCATACTGGTCATAGGCTTCAGAAACACTGTCGATGAACTCGGTGTCGAATGAGGGGTGTTCTGCTGCGTATGCTTCGATTAATTCTATGGCCTCATAGTCTTCCATCAGGGATCGGTCTTTCTCCTTTCCTCAAGCGAACACAATCGTCCATGAAAGTCTTTTATTTCCATATTGATATCATCTTTCCATCCTCTGATTTCATTCTCAAAAGATTTCATATCAGATCTCAGCCAAGAAAAAAGCGCATAATTAAGACCAGCTACTGACAGGATAATACTGAAGTAACCGGCTATAATGCTTAAAAGTGTTGCCCAGTCCATCATTCATCCTCCATAGGTCTTTGGTTAAGGAACTCTTCAATATGAAGACAATCTTCATCAACGCCTTTGAATATTATTATATACGTACTCGTTTTTTCATCATACTGAAGGGAATCACAAAAGAGTTTCCACTCCTCTTCGTCCTCACACTTCTTGTTGTACCACCTCTGTAGTCTCTTTAGATAGTGCCAGTTCGGATCGTAACCGTCTGATCTCATCATATAGCTTCTTTGCTACCGCATGTTGCAGCCTATATTTACGCTGAAAGAAACTTACGGAAATCGGGCTATCAGTATTAACCAGCCGCGACTTTTCGTATGTCGATAGCATCGTCACATAGCTCCTTCATGTCGACAAATTCGCGAATTTTAGACATATCCTCTTTCATATGTTTAAATTCTTTCAATAATTCAGCATATCGCTTGAATAATCCCTTGCGAACATTGTCTAACTGTTCCTTTGTCTCCTTCAGCTCTTTCTCAAACTGAGTCTCCGTTCCTTGAGACTCAGCCAAAAAGGATAATTGCTCTGCCATTACGTCCTTTTATTAATATAGGTTTTCAGCTTCTCGATTCCCGCCAAGATACCGATAACGCCTACGCCCCAAAACAATATACCTAACATGATAACCTCCACGCCTCAACGGGAGACTTCCTGTATTTTTCAAGGTCTACACCAGACAACTCCGGCACAGCCTTATAGTCTACCGTTCCCTTCCTTACGACCTTCTGAACCTTAATGCCCGCTCCTTGACAATTACGGTTACCAGCTAGATCGATCAGTTGTTCACGACATGCCTTTTCCTTGGCCTTCAAATCCGCAAGCTGTGCACTGACAGACGCCCATTCCTGTGCAGTACTTAGCCACGTATTATCGTTCCTTTCGACGTAATCTCTATCGGATAACGCCGGCGCATCAAAGTTCTGAAGCTTCTTCCAAAAGTCGCCTTCTTTTGTGTAAAGCTTCTGGATGTACTTCTCATCGCGCTCTACTTCAATGAGAGAGTAGTCTCCATCCTTGTACGAAAAATAGTGTAGCAGATTTACACCAATTGTGGCAAGCTGATGTTGTAACTGGGCGTAATATTTCTTTGGAATACGTCCAGCTTTAGCCTCATCATGGTCCTTTTGACCAGGGCATTTAATCTCTAACACAATGGAGCGATCAAGTGAAATACCGTCGAGAGAAGCCATCATCCATTTTCGTTCTGGATGGAACACGACTTCTGCCTCGGCCGCATTGCCGGTATAGTCGTTGTAAGCTTGTCTCGCTATCGGCTCGAGTTCATGTCCGCGCTGCATTGCTGCATTCATTTGTGGGGGTTGGCGGAGTCCCAGCTTTTCTTCCCACAGTTGGAACGCTGTTTTCCAGGGGCTATCGCCCATGATAATAGGTGCATCGGATGCACCCACCTTAGATTTTCTCATTTCTAGCCACTCAGGCGTGTTTTGCTGAATCATCATCGTTAACCTCCCATCGCTTGAAGTTGTTCGCCGTAAACTTGCTCAGCTTCCATGTGCTGTTGCTTAGCCCGATTGATGGCGTGAACATAGATTTCACGTGGCATCTTACGGAAGTCATCGACGTTCCACTTCTTCTTTAGGAAGGTAGCGATATTCTGGCGCAAGGTATGGTTATCACCAAGCCATGCTTCGAGGTCGTTAAATTCCTCTTCAGTTATCGAATTGGGGGTTTGTGTCTCAATTGTCACCGTTTCTGAGACACAATCATCGTTTTGTACATCAGGTGATACACAATCGTCTTTGTGTGCATCAATTGGTTCAATTGGTGTATTCAAAGGTGGAGCATCACTGATCTCACCCTGAACGTAACACCCTTTGATGATGTCAGGAAAAAGCTGTCTTGCAAGGCGACTCAACGCACGAGCAAACAGCATATCTTTTGGATACTTCAACCACTGATTGCGGTAGATTCCAGCTTGCTTTGCATCTTGAATGGAAAAGCTCTCTACCCAGGTATCGCCGTTGTCTTTGCGCTTACCATGTAGGATGCAAATTGTCTCATCGGAACGCTTGTCTTTGGTGATGGAATGACCATTCGCACGGATCAGGTGGTTCATCATCGCTGAGGTCAGCTCGACTTTTCCTTGCACGTAGTACATTCCGCCATTCAAAGCCTCTAATGGGGAAACCCCGATAGATTTAGCCTTCTCGACGACTGCATAGATACCCTCGGCACCCATGCGTTTGTAGTGAGGCGCCTGCATAAGCATGCGGCACATCTCTTGTGTGTTTTTGATCTCAGCCATCATAAGCTGAGTATCTTCTTTTACAGTGACTTCGTTAGCCATGGTTCAACTCCTTCATGTAGGGTTCATAATCCTGAACAGTGCGTTCAGTGTGGTTCATTTGATCCATCGTAGCGCGCTGATACCCTAGGTACCATTGCATAAGATCTCTTTGCTTCTTCTTCTCAATCTGAACTTTTCCAAGCTCAAACTTCATGTCAAACTGATGGAATAGCTCTTCCAAGCAACCTTCCAACTTGTCAACGTTGCCGGTGACATAGAGTGACTCATAGATTCCTTTAAGGAAATCTTCGACAGCTGCCATCTCAGGCAAATCGTCTTCGTGTACCCAACCAAAGTCGGCTGGTGTTGGTTCATCATAATCATATGGGCTGGCTAGCTTCCAGCTATCATAATCTACGCTCATCGTGGTTCTCCTCGCGTATAGGGTTCAAGTTCTATATATCATATCTTGGCTTCCGCCTCTATCACACCGTTCCTGATGTTGATAGACCAGACTATATCACATCATAGCTTAATGTGTCAACTCACAATCAAAAATAGTGGAAAATATATAAGAGAAGCTTTTATAGTCGGATAGGAACCTACCAAACCAAAGGGGAACGCCAGATGGACCTAGATGAATATGTGTGGAGAAACAGAGTGACGCTCGGTGCAATATCCGAAGCCACAGGGATTTCGGTAAACACATTGAGCAATATTAAGACGAAAAAGATTATCCCTAAGCTGGATACGGCACTAAAGCTGAACCTTTACAGTCGGGGCATAATAAAATTTGAAGAAATGCTACCAGATAATATACGTGAGAAGGTAAAAAAATGCATGGAAGAATAACCGTGTATAGTTATATAAATAATATGACACAGGTATGGGAGTGCTTGGCCGGGAAAAATAGACCGGCAGAGGAACCACTCCCCACCGGTCCGCTACACGCGAGTTAGACCTATGCTACTAGGTCCTGTATGAAAAACTTAACCCTGTTACGGTATGAAAAATAACACAACAGAATTAAACCAAACAAGACTCCTAAAAAAAGCCAGCGTAGTACCAGCCTTTTTTAGATCCGAGTCACAATCCATACAGCAGATCGCTTCCCAGAAAAACATCTCAATCACTAACACCTCACAAAAGGATCGCAATGAGAATATGTCTTAAGCCAAACAAACTGAGCAAGTTTCTCTCTGTTTGCTCGAAACCACTGAAAACCGCAAAGGAGTCCATTATGAAAACACCTAACTTGCAGCTCCAGAGAAGTTTCTCTCTGTTTGCTCGTACACAATATAACATATCGGGAGTTTTTAACCACAGGAAATTTCCGAAATCAGCATTATATAGTGTAACTCTAGATTTTATAAATAGGTTCTCCCTCCCAAATCGAACTGACACCATTCCTACGATGGGAGGTGCAGTATGAACCGCGATTTTAAAGGAATTTGGATCCCCAAAGAAATCTGGCTCGTTCCGGGTTTGTCTAAGATGTCCGTCATTCTATGGGCAGAAATTCACTCACTCTACAGCCCAAAACATGGTGGCTGCTATGCAAGCAACGATTACCTCTGTGAGTTCATAGGCGTAAAAGAGCGCCAACTTCAAAAATACCTCCGAGAATTGAAGGATGCGGGTCTACTTGAGCAAAAAGCCTTCAATGGACGCTTTCGCATATTACTCGCCCTAGTACCGCCTCACGAATATGAGGAAATAGAAGAAGAATTTGAAAATAGTGAGTGCGGGGCAGACCCGCATTATAGTGCGGGGCAGGGGTGCACTAAAGTGCGGGGCAGACCCGTCGAATCGTGCGCCCCCTCTATATATAAGAATAAAGAAGATAACAAAGATAAAGAATATGCGCAGACTCGCAAAAGCTCGTCTTCGCCGAACGCTGATTTTTCTTTTTCTTCTTCAGACAAGAAATTCATAGGAATCACCGACAAGGACCTCGCCGACTGGAAGGAAGCCTACCCCTACGCGGACATCCCCAAAGAACTCAAGAAAGCCGAGCAGTGGCTCTTATCCAACCCTTCTCGAGCACGCAAGAAGAACTGGCGCAAGTTCGTCACCCAATGGCTCTCCAAAGCCTCCGACCAAGCAGAGAACAAAGCCGCATACCGCGGATCCAAGAGTACAACAGGCAGACAAGGTAAACTCGTTATCGAAGGAGACTCCAAGAGCGACGGATGGAAACGAAAGAAGGCGACGGATGTTTTATGACCGCATGGAATGAATTTTGCAGACTCAACAACGCACCACCACGGCTAGCTAACGCAACCCTAGAGGTAAACCAGTTCATGCCACAAGAAAGAGCAGACGCAGGTCAACGATGGCTAGCTAACCCGAGGAAGAGCCTTATCCTTAGCGGAGACGTCGGAAGGGGAAAAACCTACTTCATGTGGGCACTCATGCGAGGACTCATCTCAAAAATGGGCATCCTGGCAGCCCGATTCTTCCGTAGCAAGAACATCGACGATCGGCTCCTGAAAGAGGTGAGGGAGTACGGATCAGCTCAGCATTTTTTACAGACCTTGAAAGAAATACCATTCTTATTTTTAGACGACTTTGGTGTAGAAAGAAGTGGTGAGAGATCAGAAAGAGAGTATTTCGAAATAATTGACGACCGTGTCGCATGGGAAAGGCCGATGATTATCAGCACCAACATGAACGACGAAGAGATATTAGCCTGCTACGGGAGCAGGATTCACTCACGCCTCAAGGTGTGCGTAGGGATAGATTTTGAAGGACCAGATTTAAGGAGCATAATATGAAATTCTTTGACCAGATTATGGAATCAGTAAAACAGGAATGCCAAGAAGCAAGCTTCCATGACTACATCCGTGAAGCAAGAGACCGAATTGGTCTTAAGCAGTACAGAGCAGCAGAGCATTGCGGCATTACACTAGGAAGACTACGGAACCTCGAGTCAGGTTACTACCGTCAGATGCCAGGAGAGGAAGAACTCAGGAGATTCGCAGAACTCTACGAGTTACCCTATGACGTGCTCTATGAAAAAGCAGAGGAGTACGTAAACCAAAGACAACGCGATCGTAAAGTGAGGATTATCGAAGATGGCTCAAGTGCAGTGCCGCATATGCAAGCAAACTAAGGACTCAAGCTTCGACTTCTACTGGAACAAAAAAGGTAGACAAGGTCATTGCAAAGAGTGCCAGAGAAAATACAATCGCGCATGGAATGAAGGAATCCGTGACAGAATTAAAAATAATAATGCCAGGAAATCATGCTAAAAAAGAGTCAATACACAATCTATGGCCCCCCTAAGGCAAAAGCCCGTCCAAGAGCTGCTAGGCACGGAGATGGAGTGCGTGTTTACAACAGCCAAAAGATGGAGATGGGGTTAGATAGGATTGAAGTTATGCAACAAATGCGGTCTCACGGCCATTTGCAGCGCCTCAGGGAGCCTATCTCGGTTTCAATGAGATTTCACATGGGTGGGGCCAATAAAGTCCAGACAAGGCGTTTAAATGGACGAGGCAAGCCAAACAAGCCAGACATTGACAATCTAGCTAAGTACTATCTCGATGTGCTTAACGAATTGGTGTACGACGACGATAGGTTCATCACAGAGCTTTGGTGTGAAAAAATATTTTCTGATAAACCTAAAGTTGAAATATGGGTTAACCCAGCAGGTGGAAAGATGATTAACGAGCATGTAATGACGGTTAAAAACGAATTATCTCTCGAAGAATTAAATTATATGGTTCGTAAAGCTAACCGACTTGGTAAGAGGGATCGTGAGCTTATCCGGTGCTTCATGGAAGAAGACGATGAGGGTAAGCACTACTATTTCGAGTGTGAGGGCATGAAACCACTAGCAAAGGAGAAGGTCGATGAAGATAACAGTAACCCTTGAGGGCGATGACATTGAAGATGCTGAGTGTTTCAACATCTACGCTAAAGCACGAGATATGCATTCAGCGATTTGGGATACCCGACAAGAGATCAGATCGCGCCTGAAATACGGTGAGAACGTTAGCAGTGATGAGGAAGGAGTGCTAGAAAAATTACAAGAACTCTTGTATGTTGAAGGCTTGGAGTGGTAGGCGATGGAGATTATTGTGTCACTTGGTCCCTGCGAGGATGCTGTCATACTTACTGAGGATGGTGAGTTTGCGGGTGTGTGGACAAAGGGCGCAAAAGAGGCATACCAAAATGCCGATGCCATACAGGAAATTATGTGCGACGTGATGAAAGACAGTGAACACCGAGAAGGAGTATGGCTCTGGACGATTATGAAGAAGTGGCGCGTCGTGCTGGGAAACTATTTAGGTGAGTATGAGTGAATGGATGCAGTGTGTGACATGCAAAGAGACAGTGATAGCGAACCCGACCGGAACCTGTCTCGGTTGCCAAAGAGGTTTCACCCGTCGTCCCCAAGAAGACCACTTCCTAAACAATCGGCGTCCAGCTCCCTGCGGAGACTACTATCCGCCAGAAGAGCTAGAAGCCTGGAACAACTTAAAGGAGAAAAGAAATGCCATTGAAGAAAGGCTCAAGCAAATCGACGATCAAGTCGAACATCAAGACAGAGATGAAGGCCGGAAAGCCTCAGAAGCAAGCGATAGCGATAGCAATGAGCAAAGCGGGTAAGTCCAAGAGGAAGAAGAAATGAATCCTGAGTGGTGGAGAGACTTTTGGGGAGCTTACGACAACGTGAAAGAGAAGTATGACTGGAGACAGTCAGTTCACGTAGATGAAGCTCAGTCAGAGATCACAAGCAAGTGGTTTCTAGATGCGGTTAAGAAGCTAAGGGATAAGACAGAAATATTTATCCAATCAATGGAAAAGGAAGGGTTAGATGACTGACCAACCAAGATGGGATGATGCATGGGAGTTCTTTTTTGACTCGATAGCGTTTCTGGATGAGACGAAGTACAAGTCAGTCTCTAAGTATCTCATCACGTCTTGGGAAGAAGAAATGAAGAAGCGCGGTCTTGTCGAGAGTATCGATGCAAACCTCGAAAGAATCGGCTCGAAGAATCAGATGAACGTATTGATCCGGTTTCCCTGGGAGGGAGCCAATGCGGTGAGCTTGTGGTTTGATGACCATAAGACACGGTTTGAGGATCTGAAAGAGAACATAAAGAAGTGCGAGCAAGCTGCACGTGAACAAATGAGGAACCACGATGAGAAAAGAAAGCTTAATTAAGCAGATCGTCGCAGGTCTGAAAGACGATGATGTCTTAACGCCTGAGATGATGCGAGAAATGGTTGAGTCCAAAAGGGAAGAGAATGACAAGCATTTCTTCCAAATGGGATTTAAATACGCCCACGCAATGTTTCGCCACATGGCTAAACAGCTAGAGCATGACGATGATACCTACGTAGTGGTATTCAACCGCTATTTATCAGACTTCCATGAGAAAAACTTCGAAGACGACGACTATCGCGATGGCTATATCGCTACCGAAGAAGACGCGGACCATATTGCCACGGAATTCATTTTTCCTGAAGGAGGTCCCAATGATTGAGTGCACCAAATTCAAGAGCTTCCAGAAAGGACATCTTCAAGGGTTTGCGGACTTCTACATCGACAAGTGGGGAGTAGAGATCACAGGATGCTCACTCTACATGAAAGATGGCAGACGATGGCTAAACCTTCCATCGAATGAGTACACCAATGCTGAGGGTGAGAAGAAGTATGCGCCGTTTCTAAGATTCAGAGAGAAGAAGCACTGGGAAACCTTCATGGAACAGGCTAAGTCCGCACTAGATAAGTGGTGTGCTGAGAACAACCAGCCAGAAGAAACCAACTGTACGACAGAATCGTACAACTCAGAGGAAGAGATACCGTTTTGAATGAAAAGTTACCGAAGAAATGTCCTATCTGTGGTCATGAGCCGATGGTTTTGCAATTTCTCAGGTCCGATATACGACCGGATGTATCGGTAATAGGATCTGGATGCATGAAGTGCCAGAAATGCTGGGTGGAATGCAAGGCAGAGCTAGAGCAACACCCACACTCTGAGGATATATTCGAGGTAACGACCTATATGAAACCAAATAAGGAAGAATCATGACAGAAGAAGAAAAAACACCAGAGCAAAAAGATCTAGAAGCCAAGCTTGCCACCAACATAGGCAAGATGGAGATAGACGTATGGCCTAACCTTGTGCTCTTGAAAGACGGGTATTGGTTCGTTGCAGAACGGATCACCAATTGTAGTCGCTGCGGATCAGAGATGTTCCTCGAGTTTGATCTCGTTCAGGAGATGGACTACCAATTCGTTAAAAATCGGTATGAGATTGGTAAATGCCTAAACGGATGCTCAAGGCTAAGAGCCGGACTTTCCGTGAATGCCTCTAATATTATGACAATTCAACAGTTTGAGAGTTAATATGTATCAGGTGCAATTATATTACAAAGATAAAGAACAGCTTAATATTGATGTATTAAAGACTGAGATAACACAGTTTTTTAACGACCTTAATAATAGTCAAGCATATATCCATCCGATTACAAAGGTTGGGTTTTGGACGAATATTCAAGATATTCGATACATCAAGGTTGTTGAGAAGGAAAAGAAAGATGGCGAGGTTATCGAAGAAGCTGACGGAGGTGCTGAACCTTTACCGGTCAGAGATGAAGATATTGAAGCAGGAGCAGAAGCTTCTTGACGAAAGAAAAGATGCGGCGTTTCAGAGGTTCTTAGACCGTTCTGATTCTGCATATGAAGACTGTTCGGTGTGGACACTGATAGGTCAAAAACTAAATGAGGTGAAGACATTATGGCACGATCTGGAGAACGAAAGGCCAGGGTCAGCTCTAAAGAGCGACGAGTGGAATCTAGCCAACGACATCCTAGAGCAAAATCTGCTGGAAGAATGCAGATCGAGCGAGGAATTAAGGGATCAAGCCGGCAGTCACACAGACAAAAAAGAAGGTAAGGATGACAGAGGAAAAACAACCTGACAGCGGTGAACCGTGTCCTACCTACGTGTTTTTAAAAAAGGGCGTAGATGGAGAACTCCAGCTAGAGATCCCGCGAGAATATCAGTCGGAATTCAAGCCGATCTCCGAGGCAACCTATAAGCGTTGGCTAAAGGAGAAGTCGGAAGATCCCGAAGCATTAAAGGAGCTAGAAGAAGATGAAATGGAGTTTGGAGAAGCGGAAAGTCAAGGAGCTGAATGAGTACGCTAGAAACGCAAGAAAACTCACGAAGCACGACGCCGCTCACTTGCAGCAGTCACTTGAGACGTTTGGACAATGCGAACCTATTGTCATCAACTCCGATAATACTATCATCGGAGGCCACCAGCGTCTCCGTACAATGCGGAAGATGGGCTTCAAAGAGGTGGATGTATACGTACCCGATACCCCACTCAGTGAGAAAGAGGTCGAAGA